GTATATAAAACCAATAAACCAGATTCACCTAATCAATATAGTGGTCCTCAAATAGCACTAAATTCAGGTCGTTTGATATTTAATTCTAAAACAGATCATATATTATTAAGTTCTAAAAAATCAATAAATTTAAATGCTGTTGATTCTATAAATTTTGATACTGCCGGAAATGTAATAATACAATCTGGAAAATTATTCTTAGGATCAAAAGATGCTACTGAACCCGTATTATTAGGAGATACAACGATTAAATTAATAACAGAATTAGTTAATAATCTAAATGAATTTATGAAAGTATGTAAGGATGTAGTATCAACAGCCGAAGGTACTTCTTTGGGCACACTAAATGTTGCGGCTACTTCAATGAATGTATTTTTAGAAGATATAATTACAAACAAGAAGCTTGAAGGTGCCAAGTCTAATAATAATTATACTATATAATGCCTATATCTGCAAAAACAATTCTAGAAATAGAGGCTGAAACTAAAAAGAAAGCTGAAGATACTAAGGCAGCTGCTGCCGAAATTAAAAATAAAGCCGAAAATGTTAAAGGCCTTTTAGGTGCTGTTCCTACTTCTTTAAGTATACCTAAGATTCCTAAACCAAATATCCCTAAACCTGATCTTCCAAAAATTCCAAGGCCAACACTTCCAGAAATAGATATTAAAATTAAAGTTAAGGCAGAAAAGGTTAAAATATCATTACAAGGATTAAGAGGTTTTAAAGCTAAAGATATTTTAAATGCTGCTCCTACTTCTTTAAAATTAAAAGGCACAGCAAAAATCCCAAAATTAATTTTAAATCTAGGAATACAAATAGCAACTTTATTCCTCCCACAAGCCCTAAGTTTATTACAAAAATTAGATATATGTCCTACAGATGCTAAATTAAAAGGAATAATAGAGGCAAGAAATGGAATAACTAGTTCACTTAATGGTGTTTCAAAAACATTAAATACTTTAACAAAAGTAATTGATGGTATTAATAAAATCATTTCAACGTTAACTGGAGTTATTACGACAATACAAACAACAAAAACAGCAGTTTCAGCAGCCGCTAAAGCTGTACCATTAATACCTGGAGCTGTTCCTGCAACCTTAAGTGATTTAGGAGACCTCATTAATAAATTAACATTTTCTGCTACAGGTAAAGCTACCATAGAAAGTTATAAATCTGTAGTAGCATCTGCTTCGTTATCTATATCAATGGTAAATAATTATATCCTTCAGATCGTAACCGTTTTAAATAGTGTTGATGGTAAAATTAAAGCGTGTAACAAATATGTTTCAAACGATTTACTACCGATTTCCCCCGATTTAATCAAGATCGCCGACCTACAAAAACAAGCAGAAAAAACGCAGAATAACATAACATATAATGGGTTTATTATTGAAATAGAAAAAGTACCTTATACTCCAACTGTGGATCGTAAACGTGCAGTGGGTAAAAATCAAGACAACATTACATTAATTCAAACACCTCTATCTTTTACAACAGATGATCAGATTTTAATAGAAGAACTCAAATTAATAATAGATAGAGATAGCTTAAAAGCGTATTAAAAGTTTTTTAATCAAATATTTATAAACATGGATGTAACAAAATTTAAAAAAATAATCAAAGAAGCAGTAAGAGAGTCAATTCAAGAAGAATTAAAAGACATTCTTTTAGAAGCATTAAAATCACCAAAAGGAAATATGGTTAATGAGCAGATGAGAACAATTAGTTCCCCACCCTCAGAAATGAGTGGATTTGATCGTAGAGCGGCAATCCAAAATATTTTGGGAGAAACTCAAAGAGCGTTTACTTCTAATGATGTTCAAACTTTTGTTCCTACAAGTGTAGACCCAGTAAATGGAACTCTTCCTTCAGGAGATTTAGGTATGGATCAAATAATGAACTTAATAGGTAAGAGATAATAAATAATGGCATATAATCCTCAACGTATTTTTCCAATTGACACTTTACCAAGTACTGCTGTTGGGGTTTCTCTTCCATTTAATGCTCCAGGAACTTTTTTTTCAACCTATACCACTCAAGATGCTATTAGAAATAATTTATTAAATTTTTTCCTTACAAATAGCACAGAAAGATTTTTAAACCCGGATTTTGGAGCTAATCTTAGATCTTTTATTTTTGAACAAATATCTAATGGAAATATTGAAGGATTAAAAGAAGATATTCAAAGTCAAGTAGCAATTTATTTCCCTTCAGTTTCTATAGTTACTTTAGAAGTATTACAAAATCCGGATAATAATGAAATAATAGTTACTATGCAATACCAAGTAATACACACAGGGATAGTTGATCAAATTCAAATATCATTTATATAAAATGGCAGTAAAAAGAAATATAAAATATCTTAATAAAGATTTTACAGAATTTAGAGCTAATCTGATTGATTATGCTAGAACATATTTTCCAACAACATATAATGACTTTAGTCCATCATCTCCTGGAATGATGTTCATGGAAATGGCGGCCTACGTTGGTGATGTTTTATCTTTTTATCTTGATAATCAAATTCAAGAGAATTATTTACAATATGCTCGTCAAAATAATAATTTATTTGAGTTAGCATATATGTTAGGATACAAACCCAACGTTACTCAAGTTGCTACTGCAGATATAGATTTTTATCAACAAGTTCCATCAAAACTATCAGGTGGTAATTATATTCCTGATTTTGACTATACTCTCTTTATAAACGAGAATGCAGTAATTTCATCTCCATTAACAGGTGCTTCTAATTTTATTATAGAAGATCCTATAGATTTCTCAGTATCTAGCTCAGCTGATCCTACTGAAGTAAGTGTATATGCTATTTCAGCTGGAAACCCAACATTTTTCCTTTTAAAGAAAACAAGAAAAGCAATTTCATCAACAATTAATACTACTACTTTTAGCTTTGGAAGCCCGGTTAAATTTTCAACTGTTAATATTAGTGCTAATAGAATAGTAGGAATATTAGATGTATTGGATTCTGATAATAATGAATGGTATGAGGTAGATTATTTAGCACAAGAAACAATTTACGATTCTATAAAGAATACTAACCCCAATGATCCTAACTTTAGTACAGCTGGAGACGCTCCATATTTATTAAAATTAAAAAAAGTACAAAGGAGATTTGCAACAAGATTAATAGATTCTGGATCTTTACAGTTACAATTTGGTGCAGGAACTTCTAGTGATACAGATGAAACAGTAGTACCTAATCCTGATAATGTAGGTTTAGGATTACCATTTGAAAGACAAAAACTAAATACAGCATATTCACCATCAAACTTTATTTTTACTAAAACATATGGAATTGCTCCTTCCAATACTACTTTAACTGTTAGATATTTAACTGGAGGAGGGGCAACAGCAAATACCCCTGCAAATACCTTAACTAAAATTTCAGGAGATATTAAATTTCTTAAAAATAACTTACCTACACCTACAGCCAATTATATTTTTGCATCATTAGCAGTAAACAATGCTTCTGCAGCTGATGGAGGAGGGGATGGAGATACAATAGAGGAAATCCGTCAAAATGCATCTGCAAATTTTAGTACCCAATTAAGAAATGTAACTTCAGATGATTATTTAGTTAGAGTATTATCAATGCCTGCCAAATACGGAGCCATTGCTAAGGCATATGTTGAAACAACAAAAGCACAAAATATTTCAGTCGGTGAAACTAATTCAATTTTAGATTTATATGCTTTAAGTTATAATGCTGATAAAACATTACGAGTTCCTTCTACTGCATTAAAACAAAATATTTCAACTTATCTATCTCAATATAGAATGGTAAATGATGTTGTAAATATAAAAGACGGATTCATAATTAATATTGGAGTTAACTTTGAAATAATAGTATTACCTGATTATAATAATAATGAAGTTTTAGTTAATTGCATTACTGCTTTAAAAAATTATTTTGCTATAGATAACTGGCAAATAAACCAACCCATTCTTTTAAGAGATTTAAATATATTATTAGATAAAATAGAAGGAGTACAAACAGTAAATAAGGTAGAAATAGTAAATAAAGTAGGAGAAAATTTAGGATATAGTAAATATGCATATGATACAAAAGCAGCAACTATTAATAACGTAGTTTATCCTAGTTTAGATCCTAGTATTTTTGAAGTTAAGTACCTCAATACAGATATTGTTGGGAGGGTTGGCAGTTTTTAATATAAAATAAATAAATAAAGAATGGCTGTATATAAAATTTTTCCTGAAAAAGACGCAACTCTATACTCATTATATGAAGAAATGAATACTGGATTGGACGAAATCCTAGAGGCATCATTAGTTGTAGGAGATTTAGGTAAACCTGCTCCTCAAGCAAGTAGGTTTTTGATCCAATTTTTCACAAGTGAAATTAACGATGTAATAAACACTAAAATTTCAAGTTCAACTTGGCAATCTAATCTAAGATGTTTTGTGGCCAATGAAGACGGATTAAATTTAGATACCACAATTATGGTATTTCCAGTATCCGGATCATGGAATATGGGAACAGGTAAGTTTTCTAACTCACCTGAAACTCAAAATGGATGTAGTTGGGTTTGGAGGGATTATCAAGGTTCTACTAGATGGACAACTTCTTCTTTCGCAGCTGGAAGTACAGGTTCATATTCTACATCATCAGATGCAGGCGGAGGAACTTGGTATATTTCAGGTTCATATAGTGGTTCTCAAACATTTGGATATTGGAGTGATAAAGATATAAACATAAATGTAACTAATGTACTACATGCTTGGTATTCTAGTTCTATTCCTAATAATGGATTTATCTTAAAACAAGATGTAGAATTTGTTGATAATGTAAATGTACAACCTAATCTAAAATATTTCTCAGTTGATACTCATACTATTTATCCTCCATGTTTAGAATTTAAATGGGTAGATTTTACATTTAATACTGGTTCATCAACTCAAACTATCATAAATACTATCCCTGCTACTATCTCAGTAGCCGAAAACCCAGGTATTTTTTATCCAAGTAGTATTAATAAATTTAGAGTAAATGCTAGACCTACTTACCCTAATAGAGTATTCTCAACATCCTCATATTTTACAAATAATTATTATTTACCTACAAGTTCATATTATGCTGTAAAGGATTTGACTACTAATGACTATGTAATAGATTTTGATACTCAATATACTAAATTGAGTGCGGATGATACTAGTAGTTACTTTAATTTAGATATGAGTGGATTTGAAACAGAAAGATATTATGAAATCTTTATCAAAACCACAATAAATGGATCAACATTTGAATTTAATGATAATTTTTATTTTAAAATAGTAAATGGATAAGATTAATTTAACAAAAAAAGTATATAGTAAGAATCAATACCCAAAAGTAATTGATACTTCGTTTACACAATTAATCGACCCAGTTGTAGATGTTACTCAACCCACTATTTCAGTTGAAGATTTCTTTAACTACTATCTAGAATTATTTTATGTTATACCTCAGTTTGGAGATACAAATTCTCATGAGTATCTTATAAAAACAAGTACTGCATACATAGGTAACGCTCAAAACGATGAATTAATACAATCGTTATTAGAAGAAATAACACAACTTAAAGGTGAAAATGTAAGTTTACTTCAAACAATTACAACTTTACAAAAATAAAATGGCCAAAATAGTTAATATAAACCCGGTAGATCCAATATCTTTTGAATATCAAGAATATTCGCCAGAAGATAATAATTTAATAGCATCAACAAATATTGATGTTGCATTTGATCCTTCAACTGATTATCTTGAGTATTTTATTTTAGATAGTAACCAAAATATTTTAAGTTCAAACGTTTTTGGTTATCCTAATTATAAGTTAATAGATAACGTTGTAACTATAGATCCTGAAGAAGATCTACGATCATTTGGGTACGACACAGGAAATTACAATACAGTATATAATTTTCTAAGAAAAAGACTAAGTTCTTCAGTAACCAATAAATATTATATTGATCAAATTAGTCCTGATAGAACTGAAATTAGATTAAATACTACTTCCATTACAAATACAGAGGTAGTAAGTTCAACTAATGAGTTTATTTCTTACATACAAAATGATCCTAGGGGATATTTAGACTTTTATTTAGATTTTAATGATAATAAATTATTAATAGCAAATAATATTTTATTAGATAATATTAATCTGGATGATCCAACAGTTCTAATTAAATTGTATGAGCCATTACCAGCTGAATTTGATATTAAAAGTGAATGTTGGGTAGTAGAAAAAATATCGGATACTATAGCTTATTCTATTGATTCATTTGAAACATTTGAATTTACAGACAATAATATTAATTTATCGGGTCCTAATACAAATATAGGAATAAAAGACCAAGTAAATAACTCTACAGGGTATAGTAATTATAATTCATTAACTTCTAATACTTCAGTGTTAGGAACAGGAAGTTTATATTATCAAGCAAAAAGTATTTTAGCCGAAAGAGGAATTGAAATTAATATAGATTATTCAGATTACTCTCAATTTGTAAACTTTTCATCTGCAAATACTAGATTAGAAAATTTTTATTATAAACTTTCATTATTAGAACAATATCAAGTAAGTTCAAGTTTTGGAGGATCTTCGGGTTACTATTTATCTTCTAGTAATGATTTATGGTTAAGTAAAATAAATGATATTATAACTAATTTTGATGGTTATGAATATTATTTGTATTTCGAGTCATCAAGCACCACTTGGCCTAAAAGTAATAGTGTATTCCCATATAGGAATGTTCTATCAACTTCAGTATCTGGATTAACCTGGTTATCAGGCCAATTAAGTACAGCATCTTTATATGATGAAGAAAATTCAAACTATTTAGTAAATACAATACCTGAATACTTAAGGGAAGATTCAAATAACGATAAATATAAATTATTTGTTGAAATGATAGGACAACATTTCGATAGTGTTTGGACTTATCTTAAGGATGTAACTAATAAATCTAATGCTGATAACCGTTTAGATTATGGAGTATCAAAAGACATAGTAGCTGATATTTTAAGAGATTTAGGTGTAAAAATATACCAAAATAATTTTTCAACAAATGATTTATACTCAGCTTTAATAGGTATAACACCAACCGGAAATTTATATAACTTACCATATACAACAGGTTCATTACCTACTCCAAGTGAATTTGAATATATAAACTCTTATATAACTTCTAACGCAACTGGATCTCTTGTTCCTGTTGATGATATTAATAAAGAAATTTATAAAAGAATTTATCATAATCTACCATATCTTCTTAAGAAAAAAGGAACAGTAGAAGGATTAAGAGCATTAATTACAACTTATGGAATACCTGATACTATTTTAAGAATAAATGAGTTTGGAGGAAAAGATAAAAATAACAATACTTGGGATAATTGGCAGGATGTTAGTAATTATGCATACTATTTTAATACGAGTTCATTCCTAAAATCTGATTTTGTACTAAATGACAATTGGCCACATCCATCCACTCCATCCATCCCTCGTACAATACAATTTAGATTTAAAACTGATGGAATCCCATCTGGATCTACTTTTTATTCTTCCCCATTAGTAGGAAGATTATTAGAAACAGATACTAGTGTAGTAATTAATTTAAGATATAATGGATCTAGTTCAGCAACTAGCTCATATAATGGAGGACCTGTTGATCCATATAACAAATATGGATATGTAGATTTTTATCCAAGTGGTTCATTAGTATCACAAAGTGTATATCTTCCTATCTTTGATGGTGGGTGGTGGTCTGTTATGGTTACTAGAGAAGAAGAAATCAGTGCAGGGAAAAGCGATTTTTACTTATATGTAGCAAATAAACAATATAATGGAAATGATGGAAATATTTTAGGCTTTCAAGCATCTTCATCAATGACTGCTTCATTTGATGAGTGGGATAATAGTACAATAATGTGGATGGGAGATACATCCGCTATTAATTACATTCCAGTCTCTCTTCAAGAGCTAAGATTTTACAGTACTGTACCTTTAATAAATAGTGCTTTTACAAAATATGTAATGAATCCAACCTCAATTGAGGCAAATAATAATGTTGATGAGAATGATATAAATAACGCTCCTGATTATTTAGCATTTAGAATACCTTTAGGAAGTGAATTATATACAGGTTCTATTTCAGTTCATCCAAAAGTAACAGGATCGTGGGCAACTACACAATCATTTGCAAGTAATAGTTCCTTAACATCAAATAGTGGTGTATTAGCTAATAACACGGAATATGTATTTTATGATCAAGTTCCATCTGGTATTAAGAACGCAATATCAAATAAGATAAAACAAAAATCAAACGTTTTACCATATAGTGGTAGCGACTCCAATACCTTCAGTTCAGATGTACTATCACCGTTTAGATCGCTTCAACAGTCGTTTCCAATAAGTGAAAGTTATACTAGAGATATAGATTATGTTGAAATAGCATTTTCACCTCAAAATGAAATAATCT